GCTTTAAAAAGTACAATAGGCAAGGAAGATGAAGAAAATACCATATAGTGTCTTTAAAATTGACATAAAAAAACAATTGGAAAAACGTAAACAATTTAGTAAAGATCTAAAGTCTAAAAAATTTAGACAAAAAACTAAAATATTAGATTACGCAAAAAGGTTTATATAATTATGGCAACACCAAAGAACAAAGCATTGTACAATAGAGTAAAATCTGAAGCTAAACGTAAATTTAAAACGTGGCCATCAGCATATGCATCTGCATGGCTTGTAAAAACGTATAAAAAACGTGGTGGCAAATACTAATGGCAAAGGGTGGACTACGAAAGTGGTTTGCTGAAGATTGGCGAGACGTCAAAACAGGCAAAAAGTGTGGTAGATCTGGTAAAGAGAAAAAAACTCGACCATATCCTGCGTGTCGTCCAAAAGCTGTCGCTGGTAGAATAAGCAAAGCAGAAGCTAGAAAGAAAACCAGCTCAAAAAAAGTTAAATGGTCTGTAACTGCATCTGGAAGGAAAAGAAAAAAATGATGAAAACAGTTAAAGCTCCAAAAGGATTTCATTGGATGAAAAAAGGTAGTGGATATAATTTAATGAAACACTCAGGTAAGTTTAAAGCACATAAAGGTGCATCTTTAACAGCAAAATTTAAAATACAGAAAGTACATAAAAGTGGCTAAGACACCAGCATGGCAGAGAAAAGAAGGCAAATCCAAATCAGGGGGTTTGAATAGGAAAGGTATAGCCTCTTATAGAAAAGCCAATCCTGGTTCAAAATTAAAGATGGCAGTAACTACTAAGCCATCAAAACTTAAAAAAGGATCAAAAGCTGCAAAACGTAGAGCTAGTTTTTGTGCGAGAATGAAAGGCATGAAACGTAAGCTCACATCAGCTAAAACAGCTAGAGATCCAAATAGTAGAATAAATAAATCATTAAGAAAGTGGAATTGCTAATGGCTAAAAATAGACTAGAAAAACTTGCAGATGAATTAATGCGACTTTCTCCAGAAGAAGGTCAGCAACTAGGTCTTATTATGAGATCTAGAATGATGCCTGAAATGGCAAGACAACAAGGATTATTACAACAACCTACACCTCAAATGGCAGCAATGGGCCAAAGACCAAATAGAATGCCTATGCCTACCACTAGAGATGCAGCAATGAGAGGACTATTAAGAGGATGAGAATGAAAACTTATGCTTTCCTTGCAAAGACTTATGCCAAAAAAGGTATGAGTGATGCAAAAGACGCAATGAAAACACTTTCTGCAAAAACTAAAAAACATGTAAAAAAACACAAGATGAAGTATTCAGCAGGAGCAGGAGCTGTTGGTGGTTATGCTGCATCTAAAATAAATAAGGAGTAATACTATGCCGATGGTTGGAAAAAAAAAATACCCATATACTAAAAAGGGTAAAGCTGCAGCAAAGAAAGCTGCAAAGAAAAAAGGTATGAAAGTTAAAAAAATGAAAGGTTACTAATGAAAAACGTATTAACCAAAGCACAACAAAGACTACCTAAACAACTTAAAGAAAAGATTATTAAATCTAAAATGAAAAAGAAGAAAAAGAATGGCAAAAAATAAAGATCTAGTACCTTATTCTAAATTAGGATCTTTTAAATCTAAGATCAGAGTTAGTGGTGAACAGGCTTATTTAAAATATAAACATAAAAAAAGTAAGTTAAAAAAAGGTATAAAAGATATTGCATCTAAAACTACTGGTGAACAAAGATTTTTAGGAAAGACTTTACCAAAAACTTTATTTAAAGTTGGTAAGTTTGCATTTATGAATCCAATTACAGCAGCAGGATTATATATAGCTGGTGGTCAAGCAAAAAAATTAGGACAAGCAAAAAGTTTTGATTTTCCTGAATATAGACAGTTTAATAAAAAAGGTAGAAAAATTTAATGTCAGAAGAAGTCAAATCAAATCATGGTGGAAAAAGACCTGGAGCTGGTAGACCTGTTGGATCTAAGTCAAAAGCTCTGTGGAAATCTATGGAAGAAATGGCAGAAAAATATCAACATTCTCCTTTAGATTATTTACTTGCTGTGTTAAACAATCCTGCAAGTAGTCCTGAAAGAAAAATGTATGCAGCCGAAAAAGCTGCACCATACGTTCATGCAAGACTTACATCATCAAACACAAAAATGAGTATAGATGAACCAGTCCAAGTCAAAGTCCAATGGCAAAAAGAAGATTAAGATAGTAGAGATCCCATATAAACCAAGATCTTATCAAGAAGAAGTTCATAAAAATAGAAAACGATTTAGTGTCCTTGTATGTCATAGACGATTTGGTAAATCAGTTTTATCTATAAACGAATTAATTAAAACAGCAGCAGACAAGCCTAGAGCTTTATGTGCATTTGTAGCACCGACATATCGTCAAGGAAAAAGTATCGCTTGGGAATATTTAAAATTTTATACTAAACCTTTACTTCAAATAGGTGGTAGTAGAAATGAATCAGAACTAAGGATAGATTTATTTAATGGATCACGTATACAAATATTCGGAGCAGATAATCCAGATAGCATCAGGGGTATGGGGTTTGATGCAGTTGTCCTGGACGAATATGCTATTATGTCTCCAAGAGTATGGACAGAGATTATCAGACCTGCTGTTGCAGATAAATTAGGTTGGGTTTTATTTATAGGCACACCAATGGGCCACAATCAATTTTGGGAAGTATATGATTATGCTTTACGTGGTAAAGAAGATTGGTATGGTAAATTATACAGAGCATCCGATACGCAAGTAATACCAGATAGTGAGCTTGAAGAAGCAAAAGCTATCATGACACCTGAACAATACGAACAAGAGTTTGAGTGTTCATTTACTGCTGCAGTATCAGGAAGCTATTATGGTAGACTAATATCAAAAGCAGAAAAAGATAAAAGAATAGGTGATGTACCCTACGATGAAAATCTAGGTGTAGAAACGTGGTGGGATTTGGGGATAGGAGATTCAACTGCAATATGGTTTGCACAAAGAGTTGGTGAAGAAATACATCTTATAGATTATTACGAAACCTCTGGTGAATCATTAGCACACTATGCAGATGTATTAGCAGATAAAGATTATGCTTATTCATCACATATAGCTCCACATGATATAATGGCTAGAGAACTTGGAACAGGTAAATCAAGGCTTGAAGTTGCAAATGAACTTGGTATAAACTTTGATGTAGCTCCAAGATTAGAAGTAGATCATGGAATTGAATCTGTAAGAAATGCGTTACCTAATTGTTATTTTGATAGACAGAAATGTAAAGTTGGTTTAGATGCTTTACGTCAATATAGAAAACAATGGGATGAAAAAAATCAGGTGTTTAAAAATAAACCCTTACACAATTGGTGCTCACACGCAGCTGACAGCTTTAGGTATGGATGCGTAAGTGAACCAATTGATACAACTGAATGGGATAAACCTTTAACAATAGATACAAAATACATAGTATGAAATCAAAAGAAGAAATATTACGAGTACTAGCAAGTGAGATACATCAAGCATCAGGTTACATTGGTGGTGAATTAGTTGCTAGAAGAAAAAAATCATTAGAATATTATTTAGGTATGCCTCTTGGTAATGAACAAGAAGGTAGATCTCAAGTAGTATCTAATGATGTTTTAGAC